ATTTACCATTTAATTCAATTGCTTCAACTGCTTGGACTCATACAATTTTTAGTGATATTAGAGGAAAAGCTGAAAAAGCATCTATGGATTTAGCTAAAGAATATGGTGAACCTTTATGGTGTAGGGGTACGGGTATGAGAAATACCCATTTATTAGCAGTTGCTCCAACAGTATCTAATTCAGTTATTGTAGGGGGTATTAGTGCGGGTATTGAACCACTACCAGCAAATATTTATACTTTTAATGGAGCTAAAGGTACATTTATTAGAAAAAATAAAGTACTACAAGCATTACTAAAAGAAAAAGGTGAAGATAAAGATGAATGGTGGGACCAAATGTTAGTTGATGGGGGGTCTGTAATGAATTTACCTGATACTGTTTTGACCCCAGATGAAAAAGAATTATTCTTAACATTCCCAGAGGTAAATCAATTAGAATTAGTTAGACAAGCAGCCATTAGACAGAGATATATAGATCAAACACAATCTTTAAATTTATCGTTTGATGTTAATGATTCCCCAAAATGGATTAATCAAGTACACTTAGAAGGGTGGAAGTTAGGGATTAAAACATTCTATTATTTAAGAACTGATTCAGTAATTAAAGGAGATTTAGGATCTCGTATGGCTGATTGTGTTTCTTGTGATGGTTAACGAGAAAATTGTATATAAATGAAAAAAGAGTTATTTAAATACCCAAAATCTGAAGAAGGAGTCGTTGATGATTTCTATAAAGAAATATTCCATGGTAATGAATATAATAGACATGGTGCAAAGGTTCAAGGTGGTGACGTTTGTATAGATTTAGGTGCTTTTGTTGGAATGTTTTCTCATTATGCTTTAACAAGAGGTGCATCTAAAGTGTATAGTATAGAAATTAATCCTGAAACTTATAAATGCTTAGTAGAAAATACTAAATCAACCCCAGAAATTAAAACATTTTTAGGGGAAGTATCTGATAAACATAATGGTAAAAATTTATATAGTATAGAAGGAATTATAAAAGATAACAATCTTAAATGTGTTGATTTTGTTAAAATGGATATTGAATGGGCAGAATACCCAGTTTTAATAAACATGAAAGATTCAACTCTAAATAAAGTTAAAAAATGGGCTATAGAAATTCATTTAAATTGGTTAGGAGATGGTAATATGTGGACACATGGTTTTGATTTTCACTCTCATAATACTAGTAAATTACTTTACATAATGGATAAGTTTTCAACAAATGGTTTTTCTATAGCATTAGAACACATTCATAAGGAGTGTAATATAATGATGTTATATGCATGGAAACAATAATTAACGATATGTATAATCACATTAATCATAAATTAAATAAACATGGCTAGAAAAGCAAAAAAACCAGCAGTAAAAAAGGTAGCGGAAAAACCAGTAAAAGTTAATTGGTTTAAGAGAATCTTTAACTCAGTTAAAGGTTGGATAGTAGGAAATGGAATCGAAGGAATTTTAGGATTAATCGTAGGATTAGTACTTTGGACCTTTGGATACAAAGTTTACGCAGGAGTCGCATTTGGTGTATTCGCTACACGAAATTGGGATTTATTTAAAAATTGGATTTTAAAGTTATTTAAATCATAATAAAAATAATTTATTAAAGTTTAAAAGAGAGGTGTATTAACACCTCTTTTTTTATATTTATCATCAAACAAGTTATATTTCTCAATTAACAGTTTTCATGAATTTTATTAAAACAAAAATAATGGCTTTTAAAGATATATTTAAAGATGATAACACATATAATGAAAAAACAATTATAGGTTTTTTATCATTTGCTATGATGGGAATATTCGCCCTTATAGATATAATAACTGGAGTTTGGGGAAAGGAATTAATAATTAGTGATACAATTTTTAATTCTTTCTTAATTGTAACTTTGGGGAGTTTTGGGATAGATGGAGCTACTAAAATATTTTCTAAAAAACCACCCGTAAGTAGCAGATGAAAAAAATCATAAAATGTCCTTCATGCGGTACTGAATATGATATGTCAGTAACCCCAAATTGCCCTACACCAAAATCAAATTATCTTTGGATTTTTGATAATGGTCATGGGGGAATAATTGATGGAGTTTATCAAACATCAGGCAAAAGATCTCCAATTTGGGATGATGGAACTCAATTATTTGAAGGTGAATTCAATAGAGCTATTGTTGAAAGATTAATGAAATTATGCGCAGAAGCTGGTATTGAATGCGTTAATTTAGTCGATACTCAAGAAGATATACCGTTATCTGAACGTACAGATAGAGCAAATGACTTACATAGAAAGCGAGCAGACAAAGATGGTAAAAGCATTTATGTTTCTATACATGCAAATGGATTTAGTGATGAATCAGCAAACGGTTGGTCATGTTATACATCAATAGGGGAAACAAAATCAGATAAAATTGCAAGTGTGTTATATAAAAAAGCAGAAACTGAATTTGAAGGTGAATATATTAGAAAAGATACCTACTCAGATGGTGATGCAGATAAAGAATCTAATTTTTGGGTTTTATCTAAAACTGTAATGCCTGCCATATTAAGTGAAAATTTCTTCATGACTAACTATGATAACTGTCATAAGTACTTATTAAGTGAAGAAGGAAGAGATAGAATTGCAAAAATTCATTTTCAAATGATTCAAGAGGTGGAAAATAAAAAATTAATTTAACAATGACAACAAAATTAACTATAGTGGGAATAACATCATTTTGTACATATTTATGTACCTATTTTTTAAACTTATCAATGGATAACATGGAACAGTACTTAGCAGTAGCAGCTGTGTTATGGTTAGATGGTGTTTTTGGTATATGGGCGGGAATCAAGAGAGAAGGATTTAAAACTTATAAAGCTTTAAGAATAACAAGAAATACAGCTGTATGGTTAGCTATACTAACTGTAATATTAATGGTTGAAAAAGGATTTACAGGAGTAGGTTGGCTTTCTGAAGTAACAATCGTACCATTCATGATATTACAGTTAATAAGTGCCCTAAAAAATGCATCTATGGCTGGTTTAATAAAAGTAGAAGAACTAAATAAAATATTAGACCGAATAGATAAGCATAAGGGTTTTAGAAACTAAAACTTAAAAATATGCTTAAGAAAATCCAAGAAAGAATATTTCCTTTCATAATTGCACTATCAGCACTATCTGTTAGTGCTTCTGCTGCTTTCTATTCTGTTAGTGGTCTCAGTAAGTTGTTTGCAGGAGCAGCATTTGCTGTTATAGTAATGGCAGCTTCTTTAGAAGTTGCTAAGTTAGTTATTGCTTCTTTACTCTATCAATATAGAAAAACTCTTCCAATTTTATTAAAATTTTATTTATCAATAGCTTGTTTTGTATTAATATTAATTACTAGTATGGGTATTTATGGGTTTTTATCTGCAGCATACCAGGAAACATCAGCTAAAGCCGGAAGTGTAGATTCCCAAATTGCATTAATTGAAACCAAAAGAGATAATGTTAGGGAACAGTTAGCGGTGTATAATGACGAAAAAAGCACTATTAATAGTGCCGTAGCTGATTTACGTACGGGTTTATCTAACAATAAAATACAATATACAAACGCTGAAGGCGTATTAATAACTACAACCTCTAGGGCAACACGTCAATCATTAGAAAAACAACTAGACCAAGCTATTGAACGTCAAAATAAAATTAATTCTAAGGTAGATACTTTAAATGAGCAATTATTTAATTATGAAACTGAAATAGTAGAAGTATCAGTTAATAATGATATAGCAGGAGAACTAGGCCCACTTAAATACCTATCAGGGTTAACTGGGATTCCTATGGACCAAATTATTAATTACCTTTTATTAACTATTATATTTGTGTTTGATCCATTAGCTATTGCTTTAGTAATTGCAGCTAATTATGCCTTTGAAAAATTAAGGCCTAAAACAAAAAAAAACCTTTACGGTGAGAAGGTAATAATTGAAGATAAAGACCCTATAGAAAATCTACAAGACGAAGATGAATGGGAAGCAGCTGAAAGGAGAATGAATATAATAGGTCAAAATGGGAATGATGGAGACCATTACTATGATGAGCCCTTAAGTAAAGAAAATTTAGAGGAACAGCTATCATCAACTTCTAAAAATAGAAAATATGGGAGTAAAGGGTGGAAAACTCTAGAAAAAAAATTACAAAATTTAAAAAAAAAGATGATCGTAATGATGATCTTACTATAAAATATTAAAAATAAATTAAAGATTTCCGCGTAGGGGGTTGGCTTAGCCATCCCCCTTTTGTATATTTACCAGGTAAATGAGGTGCGAACCTAAATCAATTAAAATTATGCTTAAAAAGGTACCTAAAAAACCTAGTGGGAGAAGAGCTTTACCCTTTTATTGGTGGAGAAGGTATAAAACTCATAAACCTTTACCCTCTAAATATCCTCTACTTCAAAAAATTCAAAATGGAGATTTTAAATATTCTCCATTTTTCCAACAAGCTGAATGGGAATTACATTGGATGAAAGATGAACAAGAAGAATTTATAAAAAATTATCAAGGAAGAGAACCAGAACTAGATTATCTTTATATGGAGATTGAATTACGTGCCAGAAAACGTTACAATAAACTTATAGAAGATGCTTATAAGGATGAAAATGAAAAATTAGAAAAAATTGTTACTTTATTCTGTAAAAACTTCAAAATACAAAAAGAAGAATTTAAAGATTTAATATCTAAATTTGATAAAAATTTAGAAAGTTTATATAATTATTGTAAAAAATACTATTAATGGTAGAATTTATTAAACATGCTTTAGGAATTTGTGGTGAGCATTGGCACCCAAATATTTTCACATTTATTTTAAGTGGGCTTGGATTTACTCCTGTCTTAGCGTATATTAAATACAAATATAAAACCTATAACAATAATGAAGATTAAAGTAAGTCATGAAACTCCTCTTTGCTTGTTAGATGATAGTCAAAAATTTAATGATTATGATTATTGTCTCCCCCATCTATTAGATGAAGAACCGGCATATGAAAAATATTTTAGAAAAGCAAAAAAAGAAGGACGTTACATTATAATGGATAACTCACTCCATGAGTTAGGTGAAGCTTACACCCATGAACGTCTTATATATTGGATTAACGAATTAGAACCTAATGAATTTATAATTCCAGATGTTTGGGAAAATGCTGAAGAATCTATCCAAAATGCTGAAATATGGAACCTTTATGACTTTCCTGAAGGGGTTGAAAAAGTAGTAGTTGTACAGGCAACAACATTACATGAGGCTGCTCAATGTGTTAAAGCTTATAAAAACCTAGGGTACGGAAAAATTTGTTTTTCTTATGGTGCTTCTTATTATAATGATATATGCACTCATCCTAATAAAGACTTAGGTAAAGCATTAGGAAGATTATTTGTCATTTCAACCTTAATAAAGACTGGAGAAATAAAACAAGATGATAGAATCCATTTATTAGGCTGTGCTGTGCCTCAAGAATTTGGGTGGTATAATGGAATTAATTGTATTGAATCTATTGATACTTCTAACCCCGTAATGGCCTCTATAGAAAATACAAAATACAACCTTTCAGGATTAAATCATAAACCTAAGGCTAACATGAATGATTATTTTTTTATGTTAGATGATCAAATAGATTATGATTTACTAGAAAATAATTTAAAAATGTTTAAACAAATAAATAATATATAATATGGAAATGCTTAGTTTATATGACTATCAAGGTCATGCAGATAAAAATGGGACAGGGTTAAAAGTTAATACCTATGCACAACTTAGAAACCAACCTTACGAAAAAAGGTTATTAGAATTTAATAATACAGAAGTATTTTTATATACTCGAGAATTTTTAGATGAATATTTTGAAATAGCAAAAATCTTTAATAATGAATTTGTAGTAGAATAATATGGCAAAGTTAACAAGAAATGTAAATTACGCAAATTACAGATGGGAAGAATATGTGCTAACAGAAGAAGAATTAGCACAGTGGAAAACAGGTAATGAAGATCTCCAACAAGAAATCATAGATAATGCAGATTGGGACTTAGTAAGAGATAAACCAATTGATGATTATAGTGAACCAAAATTTGTAGAAGAATAATAATATGACATTAAAAAAACAAACAATAAGAGGGTTAGAAAATATCCAATTAAATGGAGAACCTACTACTAAAGAAGAATTAATTACTTTAAGTGAAAGTTGGTCTGAAAATGAAGAAATCATAGTAAGAAAAATTTTAAAGCAAGGTGGAAAATGTAAAGTAGGTTCAGACATTATAACAGTAAAAAGACAAGATCCTATTTATAGTTTAGTAAGATAAAAGCGTTAGCCTATACGTATAATACCTGGCAAATAATAAAATAAATAAAATGAAACAATTAGAACTTTCTGGTTTTGAAAAACCAAAACACGCAGTAGTATCACTTTCAGGTGGTATGGATTCAAGCACATTATTACTAAGATGTCTTGATAAATTTGAAACTGTAACAGCTTTATCTTTTGATTATGGGCAAAAACATAAGGTTGAACTTAAAAGAGCAAGAGCTTTAGTTGATTATCTAAACCGACAATGTACTGAAAATAATTGTTATGGTGGGTGTAAAATCAATTATCAAGTAATTAAATTAGATGGATTGGTTGATTTATTAGACTCAGCATTAGTTGAAGGTGGTGAAGAAGTACCAGAAGGGCATTATGCAGCTGAAAACATGAAAGCAACTGTAGTGCCTAACAGAAATAAAATATTTTCTTCAATAACTCAAGCTGTAGCTTTATCAGTAGCAAATAAAACAGAAGAACCAACAGTAATAGCTTTAGGAATTCATTCTGGAGATCATGATATTTACCCTGATTGCAGACAAGAATTTAGAGATGCAGATGATAATGCCTTTAGAATGGGGAATTGGGATCATGAGAGAGTAAGTTATTATACCCCTTATCTTAAAGGAGATAAGTTTACTATCCTCCAGGATGGAGAAATATTATGTGGGAAGTTAGGTATTGATTTTGATGAAGTTTATGCTAGAACTAATACTTCATATAAGCCAACTCCTGAAGGTTGGTCTGATTATAAATCAGCATCATCCGTAGAACGTATTGAAGCATTTATTAAATTAGATAGACCCGATCCTGTACAATATGCAGATGAAACAGGTCCCGTTGGTTATGAAACAGCAAAAATATATGTTGAACAAGTTCTTTCAGAATACGAAAAAGAACAATTAAAAGTTAAATAATATGAGTGATAGAGAAATTATGAACGCTAAAAAGGGAGGGGAGATATTTACAACTCTGCCCCATAATGATCCAAAACTAGATAAAGAAGTAGATAAAATTGTTAAACAATTAGCAGGAGCTAATATTAAAGAATTACCTGATGCTTACCTACACCAAAAAATTAGTTTTATTAAATCTGGTATAAGGATTTTAGGTTATTGTTTTATTCCCTTTAGCTTGGGTTGGGCAACAGCTTTTCTTATATTGAGTGAAGTAATAGGTATAATCGAAGAATTAGTATAATTTAAAAAACAAATAAAATGAACAAAGGAATTTTATATTTTTCAGCACCCTGGTGTGGACCTTGTAAAGCAATGTCTCCATTAGTAGAACAGATGGAAAAAAAAGGACAAATTAAAGTTAAAAAAGTAAACATAGATTATGATGCTACTTTATCTCAAAAGTATAGTGTAAAAAGCATACCTACTATGATTTTAACGGATCTACAAGGAAACGAAATAAAAAGAAATGTAGGAGGGATGTCAGAACAACAAATTTTAGAATTTTATAATGGGTAAATTTCAATCAAGCAAAGTATTTGACGGGTTTAGTACAGTATTCCGCCAATGGAAAGCAGAAGACACACACTGTAGATTTTTACATGGTTATGGTATTTCTTTTAAAGTTTATTTTGAAGGAGAATTAGATCATAGAAATTGGGTTTGGGACTTTGGTGGAATGAAAAGAGCTAAAACTCAAATTGATGGAAAATCTCCTAAAGAATGGATGGATTATATGTTT